CTCACTTAACAATAATTCTTTACTAAGTGCTTTAACTCTTTCTTGAAGTTCTCTCATTTTTTTATTATTTTTGGAAAGTTCTTCAGTAGCCTTTATAATTTGGTCTTTATGTTTTAATACAATTACGTATGAGTTTGTAGCAGCACGAGTCCAGGGGGTTTCTGTCTTATAAGTTTTTTTTGCTTCTTCATATTTTACGAATTGTTTAGCTTTTTCCTTTAAAGATACGCGATATGATCTTTCCAGTACTTCCAATTCTTTTTTAGCTTTTTCTAATTCCGATCTTATTAAAGCTGGTTCTTGAAATTTACCCCTAATGTCTAATCCAGATTTTTGTAAAATAGCTTCTGAATCTACTTGTTCTATACCTTTTTCTGTAGCTTTAGTAATAGCTTTAGCCCAAGCGCTCTCGAATTTTGTAAATTTATCTGAACCTAATATAGAGCTAAGCTGTTGTCCTAAACTTAGTTTTGATAAAGATTGCTCACTACTTAATCCTGATTGTTTTTCTAATAACATTAACCTAGCATACTCATTCATCAAGGTCTTTTGACGGCTTATTCTTTTTTCAAAAGCCTCCATGAAGTCAGCGGTTTTCTGCTTTGCATTTTTAGTAGCCTCAGCATAATTATTCAAATCTTTTATAGCTTTACGAACAGGGTCTTCTGTAGCCTTAAAGGCCTTAACTATAGCCCATATAGCCGTTCCAATAGCGGCAGCCCCAGCTATAATCCCACCAACAACCCCACCTTTAGCTAACCAACTAAGTCCATTAAACGCATTCAATAAACCTGAACTTATGTTAATAGAGTTCATTAACTGTAAAAGTTTAACGATAGTTGATAATACTGTCATAAGAGTTTTTAATATAACAACAAGAGCTACAATACGTGCGGATGTTTTAAGTATAGACGTGAGCCAGTCAGCCCATTCTTTAGCATTGTTTCCAGCACCTATCCCAGCATTTCTAACTGCAATTGCTAATTGTTTAATGACAGGAAGGAATTGACCACCAATAGCCTTGAATAAGTTCTTAACAGTCTCCCACATCCTTTTTAATTCAACATTGGTTGTTTCAGAATTTTTACGATAGGCTTCCATTGCCCTACCGCCTGAAAAAGTCATCAGATTAGCATCATTTTGTAAACCTGTATAATCACCTATCAAAGCTGATAAAGCTTTCAAACCTCTAATACGACCTACTATGATACCTAAATCCTGCTCTTGTACTTTACTTAATTTTTGAATAGTACCAATAAGTCCATCTGCTTTTAATGCAGTAACAGAAAGTTCGATACCATATTTTTTAGCGGCTTCTTTTGCTTTATCAGAGGGTTTAAGGAATGCACGTAATAATCCAAGCATTGCTGTCATGGCTTGATCTGATTTAATACCTTGTCGAGTCATTGTAGCAATAGCAGCAAACATATGTTGTAACTTTACACCGGCTATTGCAGCAGTAGCAGTCAGTTTACCTATGTCTTGGGCTAATTCTTCAGCTACAATCTTACCACGTTTAACAGTTTGGAACATTAAGTCAGTCACGTCTGCGGTTTCTAAAGCTGATAATTGGTAGGCGTTTAAGACGGTAGTGATTGCGTCAGCCGAGGTCTTAACATTAGTTAAACCACCTACAGCAAATATAGCAGATTGTTTTAATACATCTAAACCCTTACTAGCTTTAACTGATGCAGATAAAATGTCATATAAACCTCTAGATAATGTGTCAGTTGTCTGTCCATACTGAGATGCGAGATTTATAAGACTCTTTGAGTATTCCCTCATATAAGGCATAGTATCATGCACAAGCATAGTACTGATTTCAGCTAAAGCCCTTTCATATTTAATAGCTTCAACTGTGGCGTAGGTTAAACCTGCACCGGATAAAAAGAAAGCAGTTTTAGCAGTTCCACCAAGTATATTAAGAGTTCTTATTGTAGCCGTAGCGGCCCTATCCAGAACCTTCATTCCCGTTATAACTTGAGCCAAACCTTTTGATTTGAACAAAACGTAAAGGTTTGCTACACTACCTGAAGTACTACCAATAGACATAATATATATATCCTTAATTACGTATATAAGCTTGACGCTTAGGTATAGGTAATCCTTTCTTTATTGCGGCCTCTTTTATCTTTTCAAAATCTTCTTTAACTATACGTCCTTTACCCTCCCCCTTGAATTGCCTCTCTAATTCTAAAGCATCCCCTACCCTATCCTTAAAATCTTTAACGGTAAGATTGAGAATATCTTCTTTGGTCATTGAATAACCATATCTACTGTGCATTAAGAGAGAGAAAGCGTAATCCCACCTTATACGCTCTCCCCCTCTATCGGAGGGTGGGCGGTAATTTCCTCATTAAGATTCAAGGCCTGCACAGCTACTACCAAATCTGTCATGAAAGAATTGGAAGACATAAGTTCAGATATTTCCTCTTCAGACTTTTCGGGGAAAGCATCAGATATCTGTCGTTTTAATATAAAACTCAAACCATCCATAGTCTGAAGACTATCACCAAGCTCTTCATCAGTAATGGGTGCTTTAATTATATCAATTAACAGTTTTGTTTTTGCTTCTTCACCCAGATCATCAGAGTAAGACCTAATTTCGGCTACCTTCTGATCTTTAAGATGTTTCCTAAGCATTGCAAAATCTTTAAGAGTGAAGGGTTTAATCTCTACATCTCTATCAAGAATATTTAATGTCACACCTAATCCACTAGCTTCTTCTAAACTATCGTTACTCATATCTTTTCCTTTCTATATTACCAGCCTTTATATAAAGCTCCAACACCTGTAAATTCTAAACCTTCATCTACAAGTGCATCTACACTAACATTAGCATTAAAACCATTTATGATAGCCCAGCCTACATAATAGTCACTATCGTTACTATCATTAAGCCAGAATCGTACTAAAGCTTTTCTACCCTCTTGATTAGCTACTTTATCATCCTGCCAATGACGTTCAGCCGAACCAGTCCAGCTGTTTAAGCCAGAAATCTGTTCAGTCCAACCTACCGTATCAAAGTTGGTAGTATCAAACAATTGAGTAGAGGCATCAACTGACCAGCTCATAAAAGCACCAGCCGCAACAACCACATTACAATAATTGTATGTAGCTGTTACATCACCTGAAACCCCATCATTTAATGTGAGATTTCCATTGGGTCTCAAATTATAATACTGAGCGCCTACTTTACTGCCATTTACTTTTATGGTTGCTGTTGTACCATCCACATCAGAATGAGCTAAATTAAGAGAAGCATCCGAGGTATTACCTACAACCTCATCAGTCACTGTAGTGTAGGTGTCAGAATGGAATTCAAATCCACCAACATATCCAATTAAAGGATTACCCATAACTAACTCCTATTTAACTAAAATTAATAACTGAATAAATCACTTGTACCAGTAAATTCTACTGTCTGTGACTCCAGATCGTCTACTGAAACATTAACACCCCAGCCACTGAAAATAGCTTTACCCTGTAGGTAGTTATCGTCATTGTAGTAGAGTTTTAAAGTAGCAGTCGAACCTATATCCGAAGGTACAACTTTATTTGTATCATCTACACGTAGCTCAATAGAACCAGACCAGTTTTTCAAACCTGAAATCTGCTCTGTCCAACCTGTGGTGCAAAAATCTGTGGTATCATGAAGATTGACACCTACATCTAATGACCACCCATTAGCGTGGAAATCACAATCTGAAACACCCGGAAGTATCTCACCAAAATAAACCGCACCGTTATAACCTATAATTTCAGCCATAAATATCTCCTATTTATAATGGATTCTATATTCATTTATTTTATGCCAACAATCGTCTTCTTTTATTGGCCCTACTTCACCTGCTAAAATACAACCTATTGAATCAGATGAAGCTGTAAAGGGTAACTCTACCCTATTAAAAGTATCATTAACATATCCTTCAAGTAACGCCATATTATTCAAGTCTCTATTTTTGTCCCAAATATCCATCTGAATAAATGTTTCATTCAAATTAGTACAAAAATCATTAATAGGCGTATGTGTCACTATACTAAAGGTAATATAAGGCATTTTAGCTTCTGGTGGTGCCTCATTAAAGAATACACCAAACCGAATCTCAGAAGTACCAGGTTGCTGTACTGATAATACTAAATCTGAGTTAGTTCTGGCTTGATCTATTATTGCTTTTACTAACTTAAGTGACATCATCTACTCCAAAACTCTTGTATAATGATACCATAGAGGAATTCATATTATTAATAATCTTGTTAGCTATCATCTGAAAAGCAGGTCTTTCACGTTGTATAGCGGGTCGCCAGTGAGGTCTTGGGGCTAAATAATAACCTGTACGTCTACTTCCATATTCTAAAGCCCTTGCATACTCATTATTTGTGTAGGTCATAGCAGCATACCCTACCTGCATATTACCTTTTAACCCTTTACTTCTCATCTCCTTAGCTAATTTACCTGTTTCCTTGAAAGGTGCTTGTCCAGGTTTTGACCTAAAATTAGGTGGGATAGCCCTAAATCGTGTTATATCTTTCTTAATAGAATTTTTAAGATGCCTAGCCATATCTCTCATTGCTTTAGGCACGGTTTTTGATAGGCCGTTTATAACAACATCAGTATAAGAAATTAAAGTAGCATGTGGGTATTTACGTATTTTCATTATATATCCGGTTTAATGGCTTCTAAATCAATGGCGTAGTGATGAGCTAATCCACACTCTTCTCTTACATAAATAACATCATAATACTGATTTTTAATGATTACTCTATTTTCTTCATTTATATCAAAGTCAAAAGCATTTAAGTACATTGTACCTGTTATAGTTGTCTGTTCTTTACCATATACAGTTTCTTCACCACCTGATTTACGTGTAACCCTTGAACGAGGTTGCCAAGCACAAGCAATATCAGTGTACTTATCAGTCCATCTTTCATAGTAACTACCATAAGCATCGGAAGTTTTTTCAACCTCCTGAATGGTGCATATCGAATTTAATAAGTGTTTAAGCATTTAACCTATCAATAACCTCTTAAAAGGATTCAACTTTGCTTTCACTAAACCTATATTCAAATTCTGGAATATGTGAGCAGGGTTACCTAATACACCTGCTGAATAACTATATTCACCTAATTCTTCTTTTGTTAATGTTGAATCATGCTGAAGCATTTCATATAAGAATTTAACCAGTTCACATGTAGCCGCTCTAATAGCTTCGGGAACTGTGACCCAACCACCTACATATGATACATATACATTTCTTATACCTTTTGTGAAACCAGAGCTATCATACAATGAAGCTTGTTCTTTATTACGTATCCTTATTTCTGGCTCAGGGGTACTAGGTATATAAAGATCACACTGATAATAAGAAGCTTCTTTACCACTCTCTTTAACAAGAGAGTCTGGTCTATACATAGTGAAGTCTGTATTCAACTCGTAAGACCAATTAGAATCTGATATATCAGCAAACATATCTGACATAACACTATAATCAGAATAAACTAAAGTCTCTTCAATCCATTCACCATTAGTAAGTTGTCTAAGCTCTAAAGCATTATCAGTTGTACTTACAAAAGCCTGTGGTGAAATATCATGGTATATAGTGACCGCTGTTTCTTCGCCTATCGAAACTGATAGTAGTTTCTGTACAGGATATCTATCTAAATATATTATACAATTACCATCACCATTGTGCATCTCATTTGTGTAGGTTGTGGTTAATACGTCTGTCTGCAGTTCGTCTTTAATCATCTGAGAGGCTTGTGTGATTAAAGTCTTAATAAATTCATCATTATCAAACTTAACATCACCTAAGTAATCCTTCGCATCCGATAAAGCTATTAAATCACCTGTAGCCATAAGTTAATCCTAAAATATGTTTACTAATTTATGCACTAGCTCTGTTATAATAATACTGAGACAACCTAAAATAATAGCTGTATGCAAAGTTTTACGTTTGGCCTTTGTTTCAAGTATTTTATCAATATTTTTCTTATTAGTATCTACCTGACCTTTTAACCCAACTTCAGCCCCTGCACCATTTAATGTATCGTTTATGGACTTAACATTAGACTCAACTCTTTTAAGTATAGCGATAGCAACATCAACTTCACTCATTATACACACTTTCAATTAAATTAAGCATTTGAGTAGCTAAAATGTTAGAATCAAAATTAATTTTAGCTACTTCTGTATTATGTTTATTACAAGCTTCTTTATTTTTTTTCAAATCAAGATATGCTTCTTCAATTGCATCAGCATACTTGTATATGTCTTCAACATCTGCTGTATATTTTGTATATGGATTACCACAACCGGCTACCAACTGAGTACCACAAGCTAAAGGTTCTCTAACAGTTCTTGTTGCTATTTTATGTGGTGTTATCACAATATCAGCCGCATTAAAAACATTTAACAAATAATCAGGAGGAACTAAACCTGCTAACTCTCCTGTATGCCCTTCACACTTTAAGGCATCCATTAAACAATTCCAACCACTCTCTAATCTACAACCATATACATGCAACTTAGCTTCTGGATATCTTTTAGCAAATTCCCTAAAACCATGAAAAATGTAATAAGGGTCTTTGTCTAATCTCCATATATCTGCACATACTATATTAATCTCACCTTTTTCGCCACTGAAATCAAAATCTGTATCAATTGGCTTCCAAAAACTTAAATCAACAGGAGCATTAAAAACTTCTATGGGTGTTTCTTTGAAAAGTAATTCTAAATAATCCTTGTAAGGCTCCCACAAAGTTATGACTCTTTTTAAGTTTTCGTTTTTATCTAAATGTCTATACAATGAATAAATAGGAATTTGATCTGTTTGTTCCAACAAGAATGAACTATAGGGTCTTCCATGAGCTATATGAATGTATGGTGTATTGTAACCTTCACCACTAAGTTTACTATCTAAACCAGAATGTGAAATGATGAAGTCTACCTCATCTTTTACAAAGTTATAGTCAACAGAACAAACACCCGCTTCTTCATGTCCTATCTCAACTCTTGTGTTACTCTTTATTTGGTTTTCACCTGCTAATTCAGGGTTGTTTTTCAAAGAATCTTTAATCTTATCTAAATATTCTTGTTTAGATGGCCTAGGGTCATAAACAAAAGGTTTATGACCCTTTACCGTCTCGGCCATCATTAAATCATAAGCTGTACCATACATTCCACAACTACCACGACCTGTAAAAGGTACAACATGGGCTATCTTTAATGATTTATTCAAGTTTAACTCCTTTCAACAGATTTAACTCAAACTCTTCATTAAAGAATACACTAAAAATATCTAATTATTTGAAATATTTTCAAATGTTTCTTTCATGTTCTCAATGGTGTCTTTAGCCTCTTTTATAGCTTTTTCTGCTCTTATTGAACCAGCTTTAGCAGTTCCAAAACCCAATACACCTAAGATACCAAATATGTATTCAGAAACCTCAAAATTGAACTGGAATTTAAGAAAACCAAGCACCACTGCAATTACAAGTACAATGTTAGTTTTCTTTCCCTGAAAAAACTTGTTTATTTTTGTGATTAAATCTACCATAAATTATTCTCCCGTAAAGATGTCACTGTTGGATAGTTCAGACTGTGCGTTCTCTATCGCCGCTCGCCTCTCTATCTTCTTAACCTTGCTCCTGACCACCTCAAGCATATCGTTCTGAACCAACTCAAGAATCTCTTCATTAGTAAGAGACTCGATAGTTTCGTCCCTTCGTTGCTCTTGCTTAAGGTAAGCGGACTTGATCCTGTCTACGCTTCCGTTTGGTATTGTTATCTCTATTGTTGCCATTAAAAGTTACTCCCGAAAAATAGTGCGTTGTTGACTACAGCAGGTGTTTCACCCGAATCAAACTTAAATAGACGTACATAGCCTTTATAATTATCATTAACGTCGGAGAAACAAGCCATAAAGTACTCGTCATCTAAACAAGCTACACCCTCATAATAGGCTCCTGAACCTGACCCGGACCAATGATTCAATGTTGCTACAGTAGATATGTTAAAAGAATCATCAATCTCAATTACCTGTACCTCGGCATCATAAGTTGAACCTGTATAAGTTCCATAAGATAGAGCATAGTAGTCAGTACTACCAAATCTGTCTATTGTCGTAAAGGCAGCATAGCTATCAAACTCATAAGAATCAATCTCTGATATCTCGTTTGAACCACTAACTCCGAATGTCCTACACACGCCCGGATAATTCGTTGATCCATCAAAAGACTGATAAACAATAGCAAAATGATCTGAATCTATTTTAATGGCACACGGA